ATTCCCATAGACCAAGCTAAAGGTAAGCACACTATTTATAATGGACATTTCAATGCTCTTTTCGGCGACCTGAAGAAGCCAGTTCTTAGTAAGGCTCAGATTGAGCTTCAACACGCCGACAAGATCCCGCCGGACGTCGCTGGTAACAAGCATGCTGAGAATATTCGCCTTTCAAAAGCTGCTCGCAACGTTGCAGGCCCGGCGCACCCTGCCGCTGAGTTTTCTCCTCTCTTTCAGGAACATTCTGCGATTCTTGGGAAATACTGGGCTCAGCAGCTTGGCAAGTTTTACCAACCTCTTTCTGTTGATGAAGCTATATGGGGCAAAGCTGGTGTTGATCCGTTGGACCTTGATACGGCCACTGGTGCGTCGTTCCAGCTTCTTTATCCTGGTGTTGGTAAAAAGTCCGGTATCTTTGGTCTTGATCGCGGCGTCTACATTGGTACCGCTGGTTCTGACACAAAAATTCTCATTGATCTTCAATGGGAGGCCTGGAAGAGGGGTGAGTTGTTTGTGCTTCCCACCACGTATACTTTGAAATCCGAGACTTTGCCCAATGCGAAGATCTGGAAGAAGCGTGTAGTGAATGTCTGTGACCCCATTTCAGTCGTCAACATGCGGCGGCTGTTTATGCCTCTTCAGAAGGCTTTTGAGACGTTGGGCGCGGCTTCCCCTATCCAGACTGCCTTGAATCCTTTGGAGCAGTACGACGCTCTCGCGAAGTGCCTGCTGACATACGACAAGCTATATGACCTTGATTTCAGCAGTTTTGATTTGACTGTCCCTCAGGTTTTGCTTGAAGCTGTCGCAACCTTCATGCGCCATGTTACTGGTGCTGGTGAGACCTTATCTGCGCTCTTTAAGGCAGCCATGGCCACGGTTTGCTCTGCTCCCTCATTATGTGGAACTACGCTTTTTAAACGTGATGCCGGCGTTCCGTCGGGTGTAACGTGCACCTCACATATTGACGGTTTGGTCGGCATGGTTATAGTCTTCTTCTCATATCAAGATTGTTTTGCTTGGAACACTACACCTGAGGAGTACTATGCGAATGTGTGGAGTTACCACACTGGTGACGATACTGCGATGGGATCGAACAATCCGCAATTTACCGGTAACGATGTGAAGCAGTTTGCTGAAGAAGCCCTGCTTATGGAGATCACGGACCCCGATAAATCTGGTAACGATATTGTGGCCAGGAAGCTTCATGAGCTTTCTTATTGTAGTCGCACTTTCGTTCGTGTGCCCTGCAACACCAGTCTTTGGACTGGACGTCTCAAGGTTGAAGCGATCAGCGGGGCTTTGTGTTACAGCAAGTCTTATTGTGATGTTGAGCTCCGTGAAAATGTCCGTATGTGGGCTGAGGAGGTGGCCCTGCATGGCAGGGATAAGTATGCAGAGTACTCCATCCTGGTGCGGGATCTCTACAAGGACATCCGGCTACCGCGATGGGAGTTGCTCTGCCATGAACTGGCTCAGAGGATTATGTCCGC